CCAGTTTCCTGGTCCTACTCATATTCTTTTCGTTCGGAATATGGCGTCGGATCTGTGTCCTTCGCGGCTTGCCCCACGTGAAACCGCCTGCGGTGGTGGGGTTCGCTGTACGTGCCGATCTAATCGTGTACGTACTGAGGAGACCATAAAGCTGGGTTTGAGGCTTGTTCGGTTGCGCTTTTCCCTTGGGAAAGGCGAGTTACCGGACCTCGAACCTGCTTGTCTTGGCAAGTATCTCCTCTTCCTTCTCTCCCCCCGGTCCTGCCGGGTCTCTACACCTTTCCCCCGCGCCCAGCGCGGGTGGACTCCCGAGGGCTTTCCTGCCCTCCTCCGTCTCGGCCGCCGCCAGAGGTGGGAACTCGCGCACAGCGTGAGTTCCATTAAGAAGGGTCTTCCTTCCGTCTCTTGTAGCGTCCATCCCTCCCCTTCCCTCCGCTCCGCCTGGTTCTCCCGGGCCTGCGATCCTTCCCCGCCCTCCTCTTCCCCTGAGTACCTTGCCTTTGCGCGCAAGGTGGTCAGAAGCATCTTCCCACTTGGGTGGGACCGGGATTACCATCGGCACTGCCATGGTTTCTTCCCCAAGCGATCGTCCCGTTACGATCGTGGGTTCTCCTCCGAATTCTGGTCCGGCTCCTCCCGTTGGGGGGAGTTTCAGGCCAGGGTTCGTAGGGGTGGTCCCCTTCCCAAGGGGGTTGGCGGTTGGCGCCTCCGTTACAAGGAGGTACCAACCGCAGGGAAGTTGAGGCCCATGGGCATCCCGACTTATCGTTGGGATACTCTTGGACCGCTCCATGAGTGTGTTTTCTCATGGCTAGAGACCAAGGATTGGCTCTTGGTGGGCCCGCCCACCGAGTCCCGGATCGCTGGTGTTTGCCGTTCTGAATGGCAGACATCGGTCGATCTGGTGGGAGCGACGGACAACCTCAGGTTGGACGTCGCCGACACGATCCTTGGTGCTCTTTTGGCGCGTTGCGCGGTGGTTCCTGGCTTGATGCGCCAGGAGGCTGTGGATTCCCTTCGTCCTTCTGTGGGAGACCTTACGGTCTCTCACGGTCAGATGATGGGCACCTACCTCTCTTTTCCCCTTCTCTGCCTTCAGTCGTACGTTGCTGCTCGTTGGGCAACGCGCGACTGCGAGGCCGGGATTTTAATCAACGGTGATGACTGCCTTATAAGCTGTCATCGTCCCGTTCTCAATTCTGACTACCCTGGTTGGGCAGTCATTAATGAGCTCAAGACCGGTCGTTTCAAGACCGTGGCGGAGATTAATTCCACTTGTTTCCTCAAGGAATCAAGTGGGAGGTGGAGAGAGGTGAGGCACCTTCGAAGGGGTGGTGGATCACGTGACCTCCAGGGTCACGTGCACCAGGCTGCTGTTTGTCGCGCAGCCGGGACGGTGTGGGAGAGGGCCTTTGCTCTTGCAAAGCTTCGCTCTCGGTGGGTTCTTCGGCCGAGCGATCTCGGCTTCGATTTGGGCGTACTTGAGTCCTTCAAGTTCGAGCGACGGCTCCACCGTCGCGGCTATGTGGTCCTGCCACGTAGCTCCGGGCTCGATGACGCCCGATACAAGCTTTCGCTTGAATCGTCGTCCGAAGAAAGGTTGGAGGTCTTGTTTGACCTGTGGGTGAACGGCCGCTCCTTTTGCTCGGAGCAGGCGCCTTTATCATTCCGCGCTTTTCAGCGTTTGATGATAAAGCCTTCTCTTGCGTACTCTCGTGCGCGTGGGAAGGGATGGGGTGGGTGCGAACTTTCGTTCCGTACCCGCTCCATCACGCCTGCTCCGGTTCCTAGGGGAGAGGTCGTTCTGGCTGAGTCGCGCTTGCCCTGCAAGGGCGGCCCAGCCTGGGAGTTGGACGAGGGGACGCTCTGCGTTCTCGTCGGCGAACCTCGCTGGCCATAGGTCCAGCTGAAGTGTTTCGCGTGCGGTGTCGTGTGTCGACGGACGGTCCCTATGGACCTCTTCCCTGATAAGGGCGACCATTGAGGATCTCTCCTCCGCAAGAGATCGTGTTCTGCCCGTGGAGGGCCACCTGCTGTTGCGGGTGTGCACGGCCACCCTTGACAGGGTAGGGGGACCTTCTCAAGGTCCGAAAGAGAGGGTGAGGCGGCTTAAAATCCGCGGTGCTCCAAGTCAATTGGGCATATAGGGAGTGGACGTCTACTAGCCGGCAAGTAGTTGCCTGTGTAGACAGTGGCTG